CGCCATAATAACATTGTTATCCAAGCTCATATCTGCAGGCGTTTACTTGCATTAGCCAAATCTTATTCAAATGTGAATTTTCCCCTTGTTGTTGCTTGGAAATGGGCGTAGTTATTTCAGTTTTTTTCGTCTAGCTTTGATATGGATGGAACAGTCTCAAGCCATGTCATGCCAAATTCATCCCTCCATTTTTTTGCCGCTAAATTCAATATCCTTATCACTAACTCAATGGCAATGTTAATGGTTCTATTCTTTACACCTTTTCCTTTTTGTACTTCTAGTTTTCCATTCTTTCTGTCGTTTATAAATTTTTCTAGTGTGCCATCATGTATTTTATCCAACGTTAAATCTCCAATGTAAGGATCAAGAAACCTCAAATGCATTGCTACATCACCAATGCTTGGCATGTCTTGATTTTCAATCAAATACTTTGCGGCAGCCTGGCGCCAATAACGCTTTGGGCGCACGCCATAAATTATCGCTTGACGAATTTGGTCAAGCTTATGTATTAGGTAACGCTCCGCTTCTTCCCGGTCGTCAGTGCCAGTGCTTTCTCGAAGTCGTCCATACCCTTTGACTTGCTTGTCAATGTGCCAGATGTTGTTTCGTAATGTGAGGCCAGGGATTGTCTTTCTTGCCATGGGTTTTTGTCTTCTTTAATTTTGATTTGATTGTGTTGATGATTGGTAATGCTGTCTTGTTTGTGATCTACATAGCTAAGCTTTCTCCTTTTTATATCGTCTATCCATGTGTCAAGGTCCATTCTGTCGTAATGGAAAATCTCGACAGGGCTATTTTTACTTTTAGGTTCGAAAATGGGAATTTTAGGAACATGAGGCATAACTATTTTTCGGAACGTCTTGTCGCACATTCCAACGTATGCGGCAGCATCTACTTGCTTCATTAGTCTCGGTGTAATGGTGGTTCTGCTGGTCATCTTTGAGAATGGATTGGTTATTCGAAGGCGTGAAGACGCTTAAGCTTGCTTCGCAAATTGTGAATCGCGCGTTGGTCTCCAATGGTGCGAGGTATCCCGGTCCTCCTTTTATTTGGAAGAATTAGTATTGAATGCTTTCCGCCTGGTTTGAGTATTGCGCCGGCCTTTATGTAGGGTGCTATGATCGAAGTAATTTCTTTTGGCATTTCCCACTCTCAACTATTTTAAGATTTTTGCATGCCATGGTGTAGATGTGGTTGCACTTGTTGAGTAGTGCAGGAAGAGTAACCCGCCTAAAGCGGGCCGTTTATTACACTGTATCTAGAAGTTGACAAGGCAAGCTGAGCATGTTGCAGCATATAACTAGCACTGCCCAAGGCTCGCTGTGGATGTAAATATCCCCGGTTTCTATTGAATAGTGTGTTGAAAGATTTCGTTTGGTGGCTAGTGCTTTTACCACATCAAGACGAATTCCTTTAGTCATGGCAAGTATGCGAACATGTGGGCCGGCATTTGTTTGAAGGTATGCTTCCACGTATTCAATTTTGGTCAGCGGCTGGCTTAGAATTTCTAGTAATAGCTCTTTCATCACATTGAAGTGCCGTTGAATCATTGGCATTGCTTTTACTAGGTCGCGGGCTTGTTGCTGAATGTTGTCTTGAATTTTCATTGAATGAATTTTTTGTAATAGGGCCAGCGAGGCGCTGGCCGTTATCCTATTTTTTCCAGTACATGGAAGTTTTGCCATTTGCACTATGCTGGCGCTGTATGTGCAATGCGCCGATGGCCATCAATTTGGCAATGTCACGTCTTGTCTGGTCGGCATGCTCATTAGAGGTTTGGGCGTGCAGCTGGGGAAAGGTGTACCGCTGGCGCGATTCAATTGCGTCAAAAAGCATCAGCTGCCTTTCAGTCATTTTGACGCGTAGCGGATTGGTGAAGCCGCAAGCCATCAATTGCGACATCATCCCCTGCAGCGGAAGAACGCTATGTGGTCGTGCTATCATGCGGCCAGCCCTTCCGGCAGTCCTTGCGTCAGGATCGGCTTAAGCTGCTGCAGGTAGTCGGCCCATACCATTTGCAGCCGGTGTTTCGGCATGCGCCCCCATTCCGGACTTGCCAGGGCTTCGGCAAAGGTCTGGCCTTTGATGCTGAGTTCTGCGATGTCGCGGCCGGCCAGATCGGCATTCGGTCGATGCAGTGTGACAATGCCGGCGATGCGATCACGGTTTTCTTGATAGACGCTGGAGTCCCGGAATCTGCGGCCGTCTCGTTCAACCGGGCCAAAGTGTTCGTTTTCCCAAACCACGATGGGGGCCGACGTGCTGTCGAGTAGCGCCACGAGGCCGTCAATGGTGTCGTCCATCGCTTGGCCGCCGACAAGTACGGTATGGATAAACACGCGGCGGCCTGCCGCGTTGAGTACGTCAATAGCGCCTGTTTCTGCCAGGTAGCCCGTAGCGGGAATGAAGGATGTGGCGCCGTTGTCGATGACTGCTGGGCCGTCATGCTCAAGCAACCACTCCACCATGGTGTCAAACTGGCGGCTATTAATCTGGTTATCCTGGTTCAGGATATCCAGTCCTCGCGCTTGCAAGGCAGGGAAGTGCATCAAGGTTTTGTTGACTGGATCGGTATCGACTCCTAGCGGTCGAATGCCAAAAATGGCCCAAATAGCTTGAGCGAGCAGGCTTGTGATGTGCGACTTACCTACGCCGCCTTTGCCTTGAAGCGTGATGTGAGTGTCGTTGTATGTCATGGGTTCACCATTTTGTTTTTCCGTCTCTGAATTTCCCGTAGTCAAAACGATTTGATCGGATTGACTGAGGCGTGGTCTTGGTGGTCGGCGTGGTTGCGATGGGCATACTGGCCGTGCTGGCCGGGGTGTTTTGGCTTGCTTGGGCATGTGGGGCTTTCTTGCCTTCCTCGCGGCGGCGTTCACGATAGAGCGCGTTCCGGAATTCAACGTGGCTCATGTGCAGGCCATCGGCCGCCAGTGCCTCAATGATTCGGGCGTGCCGGACTCCTCGTTCTATTGCTGCATTTATCTGCGGCAGTAGGGCGCGGAATCGTGCCGCCTTGCTTTCGCCTGTTCCTGCTAGGGCCGCAAGTAACTGGCTGGCGTCAGGTTTGCTCATGGGGGCTAACAAACTGCTCACATTCCGCTAACGAGACGCTTACAGCGCGCTCACAAAGTGCTAACGGGCTGGTGATGTGTGCTAACGGAATGGAGCGTAAAAAAACGGCTGGTTAATCCCAGCCGTTGGTGGTGTCGGCGCGCAGGTAGATCCGTTCTGCGCGGTCGTTGCTTCGTTGTCTTATGCGATTCCTGCGGGTGGCCAGTTCCGGCGGCAGGCCCGGAGGAGCCAGAGCGCGTAACAGCTGCTCACGTCGCTGCATCTGTCGCACGATGTAATGGCGCAGGCTCATTCCATTTCGGCAATCGTTTGTGCTTGCTCTGCAATGGCTTCTTTGAGCCAGGAGAGCGAGGAGTCCAGATTGTCGGCCATGGCTTCCAGCGATTGGCCATGCGCGGATCGCAGCTGGCTTTCCGACATGTCGCTGATGGCCTTGCGGGCCTCATCGAGCTTGGTTTGCAGCTGCGCTTGCAGTTGTTCAAGCCCTTGCTTGAAGGCTTCCAGCGATGACTTGTTCTGATGGTGCATTTTTCATTCTCCTTAGATTCAGCAGCGCATGGCTGCATCCGATAACGTCCGATTGGGCGCTATCGGGTGCAGGCTTATGCCGGCCAGCAGTTCAGGGACGCGCACGTTGTTTATCGTGCGGCTGGCCGGCATAAGCTTGGTGTCCATGTCTGACGAAGTCGGACATGCGGTTACGGCATCGGTACGGATGCCGAGACGTTTTCATAGATTGTTAATGAGCGATCTACTTAAAGTAGGTTGTGCACATTTTACAATCAAAAGTAGGTATGTCAACCAAAAGTTCATTAAAATGAACTTTGTGAAATGATTTGGGTAATGCCATTTCAGTTAAATTGTTATTATTCATTAACTTGGGATGTGTTGGCTGGTTCGGGGCTATACAAAGCCCTATCCTTTGGTGGGGTATTGTGGGTTGCAAGCTATATGTGGATGACACCGGAAGTGGTTTCGCTGTTGCGGGAGGTGACGCCGTTGGCCATGGCCCAACTGGTGCCGTGGCAGCGTTCGTTGTTGGCGATGTCTGATCAGGACGATTTAAGGGCGTTCTTGCTTGGGTTGCAGGCCAGCTTGCCGGGCAAACCGCCATTATTGTTGGCCAGGATGTCGCGCGATATACCATCCCGAACGCCTATTTTGGCAATCGATTTGGGATGGCCCAAGCGTTGGCTGGATTTGTACCGGCGGCGATCCTGGCATGAGGTTGATCCTGTGATTCTGGCAGGGGCAGGGAGGCCGATAGTCTGGTCGGATGAGTTGGCGTCGCAGGCTGGGGATAGTAGGCGGCTGCGCGAATTCAAATCCGCCTGCAGACGGGCGGGGATGATGCAGGGCCTAACCTATATCGCGGATCGGGAAGATTGCCGGGTCATCATTTCCATGATCGGTGAGCGGGTTGAGCGAGAGGCTTACACGCGGCAAATGCTGTCTTTGCTGCTGCCTTCCCTGGCGGATGTTTCCGCCCGGGTTATGGCACGGGATGCACGATTGGCTAAGTTTACCGATAGGGAAAGGGAGATTTTTGACTTGCTGGTATGGGAAGGGTTGACGCAAGAGGCCGTCGCGGTGCGTCTGAACATCGGTCTGAGTACCGTTAAGCTGTGCCTACGGAACATGAGAAACTTGCATGGAGTCAAGACCTTATCTCAGCTTGCATATCGTGTGGCTGCGGTGAGTGGTGATTAGCGTTTCATCTGGCTAAGTACAAATACGTATTTAGACGAAAGTCTAGTTTTGCTCGTTGGTTTGAACGCGTATAGTTCGCTCTGCATCTTTGAACTACCCCAAAAGCAGAAATAAAAATGCACAAAAATATTGAAAATACAGAATTCGTTGCAGAGGTAAGAGTCAGACTGAAGAATGATGGCAGCATTCTCGTTGACGAGTGGGGCGATGCCTCGCGCGTGTGGACTTTCATGCTGAATTCGGCGTCCATGATGGCGCAGCGTTGTCCTTTGCCTGCCAAGGCGGCATAGGAACAGAGCAATTTCCGGGATAGAAAAAGCGGCCTGTTGGCCGCTTTTATTTTTTTTGCAGTGTGTCCGCCAAGGCTCGCAAAAACGTGGCTAGCGCATCATCGCCTTGCGCGACTAGCCAGCTGGCCAGTTCTTGCGGGTTGGCAAGTTCGATGGTCCGATCCGGAGGTGTCGCTGGCAGGGGCATCGGTGCATCGTGGCGTACGATGGTGACGGCTGGGCTGGTCACGGTGATATCTGCCGAGAAACTTCCATATTCCAGATCGGCAGTCGTGACGCCCAGGAGGTCGGCTAGCTTGGCCAACTTTTCCGGGCGTGGGCGGGCGGCGCCGCTCATGTAGCGCCGCATCATCTCGTAAGTGACGGGAACCTTCTTGGAAAACGGCTTGGGCGTGAGGCCCTGCAGCTGCATCAGGGTGCTGATGTTCCGGGATAGCTGCGTTTCGGTGTTCTTTTCTTCAACCATAAGTTGAATGTTATCTGGATTAGGTAACATGGTCATGTCTATTTGAAGTTGCTTTTTATGAACTTTGGTTCGATAATCCCGCCCCATGAAAGAAGCAACACCTATTGACGCAGTTTTTGCCCTGCTGAATGGGCCTTCCGCCGTCGGTCGGGCCTTCGGTCTTACGCCGTGGGCAGTCTGCAAGTGGCGGGTCAAGGTTCCCGCAAGCCGTTGTATCGACTTGGAAAAGCTGACTGACGGACGTGTCCGCTGCGAGTACTTGCGGCCCGATATCGACTGGGCCTATCTGCGCGGGACCGCCCCCTCTGCTGTATCGACTCCAACTTAGATTACTCCTCGTTCCCTTGCTGTCAGCGGGAACGTTTGCCGGCTTGTCCGGCTTTTTTCTTGTGTGGTGGCCGTTGGTTGCGGCCTCTGTAAATGACATTGGTAAATATGCTAGCTGGAATAAACATGAATTGCATGCGCCATGGTTCGCACAAAACGCCAATAGCAGTGATCCGGGATTACGTGGACCTTTGGCGCAAACAGGAAGGCTTGAGCCGTCAGGCAACCGCCGCCCGGATCGTGGAAACCTATTTGTCCATGGACTACGGGCGCGTATGGCCCATTGATTTCATGGTGGAGGGCGACGCGTATCAAGTGCTAAAGGCCAATTCTGATCGGCTATGGCGTTGGCTGGATGATCAGATGAAAGAAAAGAACCTGCTCAATTGCAATGCAATGCCGGTGGTGTTGATGACATTGCCGCTGAGCATCCGCTTGCAGTGCTTGACCGAGCTGCTAGCGCCGTTGGGCATGGTCCCGGCGCTGCTGTTGATGCATGAACCAGTTGGCAGCCATGCCGCATTGATGATGGAGGCCACGAAGGATACCGGATTGGGCCTGTCGGCGTTTGCCGCATTGGCCGAGGACATGACGCGCGAGCAATTGACGAGGGCAAGGGCTGGACTGTCGGAGGCAATCAGCGCCAATGCCGAGTTGCTGCGGTTCGTGGATTGCGCCTTAGCCAAGCCGACCGAAGAAAGGTAGCGCGCGGATGTCCGATTGGCTGCGCATGGAGCTGTACCGTCTGGCATGGAAGGTATCCAAGGCCAAGCCAGAGGATAAGGCACGGCTGCGCCGCCGCCATATCGAGCTATTGAAAAAATCCTTGGGGAGCCGGGATGGAGTGGGTGAGGGTAAGCGGTGATGTCGTCGCTGATGCCGCCTATGTGCTGAGCTTGCCAACCATGCAGCTACGTGAACGCGAGTTGCGGCGCTTGGGTCGTGTCTATGGTGCTGGGCATCGTGGGAGCGTGAGACGGGCGGTAAAGGAAAACTGGCCGGCGGCAGAGTCGAAGTTGTCGCCGTTACCGATGGAAAAACACAGTAACCCGCGACTTGCCGCGCTGGCGGCGGTTGGGGGAAAAGGGGGGATATGAGAATTCTGCTATCTGAACCGGAGCAGGCGACTCTGTTGGAATGCAGCTTGGAGGCATACCGCTTGTATGTGGCCGGCTTGCGGCCGTGCATGGACATGCAGACAGGCATTGTCGGTCGGGGGTATCCCGTCAGCCGTGCCGTGCTGGCGATCAACTGCCAGTATGTGCCGCCTCGCGGTAGCCGGCGGCCTGCCTGGAGGCCATCGCATAAGCAGATTGATGCCCTGATTGAAGAGTTGATCCGGGTTGGACTGGTCAAGCGTGCGGCCACTGTGCAGGAAGTGCAAAAGCTGGTGGTGAAACTGCCGCTGGCATTGGTGCGTCCGCAGGAGGAGCGGGACATGAAAAGGAAAGGCGGAGGGGGAGAGCTTACGGCGCTGAAAACCCTTGTCTGGAAACACATTCCCGGCCATTTGAGGCCGACCGAACAGGATAAGAGCCGACAGGATGAGCAGGCCATATCGGGGAGTCAGAGAAATGAATATTCATATTCCGCGCGTGAGGGAGAGGACGAAGGTCCGACGAGCCCGGCGGTGACGCTGGCGATTGCTGCGCGTCGGCTGGGAGTGAAGGTCGGCGGCGCTGCCCATCCTGCCGTGCTGGCATGGGTGGACGCTGGGGTGACGGTACCGAAGTTGAAGGAAGGCATCGCCCGCTGTCGCGCTTACATCCCAGCGGATGAACAGATTCCGGTCAAATATCTCGCCAGCGTTTTGAAGTCGATGGACGGGGAGGAAAAACCGTCTGCAGGGCATGCAATACGCCGTGGGCTGCGAGTGGTGAAAGGCGGTCAAGCTGGACGGTCTGCGCCGGAGTGGCTAAGCCTGCCGTCTGCAAAAGCGCATGAGGGGGCGGCAGTGATGGGGAATGTGAAGGGGGGCGCAGATGGATGGATTGAATAAGGCGTTGCGGTATTTCGATGGTCTGGCGGCCTTGGGTCGCATGGTGCCGGCGAAGGGCGTCTGTGAAGTGCATGGCGAGTTTGGGGCCGAGCTGTTGCCGGGGCGGAAGCCGATATGTTTGAAGTGTAGTCTTGAGCGGGAGCGGGAACGGAGAATGCAGGAGCGGCGTGAAATGTTGTTGTGGGGGTGTGGCATTCCGGGGCGGTATCGGCAGGCGAAGTTCAAGGACTTGCAGCCGGTATGCGAGGCGCAGGCCGCAGTCATTGAGGCGTTCAAAGGCTGGGTGGCTTGGGTGGGGCGGGACCGAAACGCCGGCAACGTGGTGATAACCGGCGGGCCGGGAACCGGCAAAACCCATATGGCCAGCGCCGCGACGCTAAACCTGATTGCGCATCGTGGCCTTGGGGTGCGCTATGTGACGGCGGACCAGATGCGGACGGAGATATGCGAGACCTGGGGGCGGCCAGGACGGAGCGAGCATGCTGAGCTTAGCCGCTTCGCCTCCTATCCGGTGCTGATCATTGATGAGGTGGAAATCTTGGACCCGAACGGGCATGGCCTGCGGTATCTGAATCGGGTGGTGGATAGCCGGTCGGCGGAAGGGCTGCCAACCGTCTATATCAGCAACCAGACAAAGGATGGTCTGCGGGACATGATCGGTTATCGGGCCGTGAGCCGGATGTATGAAAACGCCCTGATCCTGCAATGTAGCTGGGGAGATTACCGGGACTGCCGCCTAGCAGGGTAAATGTAGACAGTTTTTATTTAATACATACAGAAGTTGCGGTACGTGCCGGTTTGAAGCAAGTGAATGCCGGGTGTCCTTATGGTAAGATATGGCTTGTTGGGCTAAGTCATATTCTCTAAGTAAACCGAGATAAGTTATATGTGTGTGGTCAATTCATAGGTGCGAATTGATATAAACATTATGTCCTGTAAGGCGTTGTCGTATTTCTTAACGAATTCGTGGGGGATGTAAGATGGCGGAACAGTCTTTTGGTATTGATTTCAGTGGTTATTGGAGGGAGCTTGATAAGGGTAGTGTGCCGAGCAAGTCAGGCATCTACTGCGTATATCGCGGAGTCTACAACAAAGATAAAAATACAGTTTCTCTTCAGCAGCTGATTTATATTGGTGAGTCTGTAGATGTTAGGGATCGGCTAGCTAATCATGAGAAGTTGGGAGAGTGGAGCAAGTATCTTAAAAAGGGGGAGGAGCTTTGCTATAGCTTTGGTGCGATTCCGGCTGCACACCGTGTTCGTTGTGAAGCTGCATTGATCTTTCGGCATAAGCCTCCAGTGAATACTGAATATGTTAAAGCTTTTCCGCATGATAAGACGTCAATTTCGTTGACGGGGAAAAGTAAATTTCTTGATGCAAGCGTTACTATCTCGCGGACATAGTTTTAATCTTTGATTATTGAAAATTGCCTGTGCGAGGTGTCGCTCAGGCAATTTTATTTTAGTGGAGCGGCTTCTAATTTTAGAAAAAAAGTTTAGATGCGACTCGCCTATATTTGGGCGCTGGCATGGTAAAATTTCAAACTAAAACAAAGCCCGGCGCGGACCGGGCTAAGGGGTTTCCTCGCTGACAGATTTGGGGGAATCGTAATGGTTGTTGATGTTGTGGGTGCGGTACGTTGGGCGCTGCAGCTGGTCGGGTCGGGAGGTTTGAAGGCTGCGCCATCCTTTGGCGAAGTGCGTGACGGGATGGTGTCGCGGGGGCCGGAATTGGCATTGATGAACGCGCATGAACTTCATCGGGCATCGCTGATGATGGAGCAACGTTTCCATGTTGCACTGATGGCAAGGGTATTGAGCGGCAGCTTGCCGCACCTTGAAGGATCGTTCAAAGAGTTGACTGCCTATGTTGCTCATTATGGCCAAGAGGGAGGCTTGAACGCCTTGCGGTTTGGCCGGGAGGGGATAGCGTATTGGGTCCGTTACTGGTTGACCGGCATGGGGTCGTTTCGAGAGTTCGGCCGTGAGTTCGGGATCGATGGCAAGACAGCGGCAACCTTCTACCGGAGCCATATCAAAGTCTTGCTTGATGGCTGGCTATCGGCGGGCTGCGGCGCACTGGAGCCGATTGTATTGCGGCAGATGGAAGATGATGCGTTGCGTGTGGCTTGACGTGGGATAAATTCCGCAATAACATGCCGTCAACACCGCCAGAGGTGCGTCCAAAGCCCAAGTCCATGACTTGGGCTTTTTGCATTCCTGGCCTACTCTGAAATTCCTGAAACTCACATTTGACGCCCCTGCCAATTGGTTGGGGCTTTTTTTTTGGAGCATTTATGCCTGTCGCACCTTCCCGCCCTTGCCGCTACGCGATGCAGGGCTGTCGCCAGATGGCCGCGCCGGGCAACAGCTGCTGTCCGGACCATGCGTCCCATGTTCGCCGGGTGGCTGATCAGCGGCGGATGTCGGATGAAACCGTGGCCAAGGTCCGGCGCTGGTATCGGCAACGCATCTGGTTCGCCCGGCGCGATGCCTGCCTGAAGGCAGCGCTCTATCGCTGCGCCACGGCGGGATGCGTGGAGCGGGCGACCGATTGCGACCACATCCGCCCGCATCGTGGCGACTGGTCGTTGTTCATCGAGTCGTCCAATCATCAAGCGCTTTGCCATTCCTGCCACTCGCGCAAGACCGCGCGGGAGGACGGCGGGTTCGGCAACCGGCGGCGCGAGGCCGGCCAGGGGGTAGGGGGGGTGAAATCCTTCAGCCCGACCGCCTGGCCAAGACCGCGTGCCTAACCGCGCTTTTCTCCACGCTGGATTTTCATAGGGGGGGGTCTAAATCCCCCCAACAAGCCCCGAAAGGGGCTTTTTTGTTTTCTGTCGCGCTCAACTAGCTGAAAGGCTCTGAAATGGCCGGAAAAGCCCCTTTGCGAGCGGGTTCCGGCGTCATGCCCAAACCGCCCGCCTTTTTGACTTCCAAGCGTGCCCGCGACGTTTGGAAATACACCATCAACGCGCTGGACAGCGCCGGTCTGGACTGGACGTCCGCGCTGCTGCAGATCGCCTTGCTGGCGGACAAGGTCGATGACTGGCGGACGCATGTCGAGGAAGTGGTCCGCTACGGCCATCGCTACGACGAGGACGCCAACGGCGGTTCGCTGGAAACCGATGAGTCCCGCGCCGAGCGGCGGGCGCGGGGCGAGGTGATGAAAGACCTGGACGAAGGTGGCTTGACGGTGATGGCCGCCGGCCAGGTGCGCGCCCTGGATCGGATGTTGACGGCGGACTTATTCGCCTCCGATCCGTTCGCGGTGATGGACCAGCTGGGCGAGGGCGGCACCAATTTGCCGAAAAAACCTCCCTGGTCGATGACCAAGGCGGAAGCGCGTGCCTGGCGCGAAATACAGCCGCTGCTGCAGGCGTCGGGCTTCGACTATTCGTCGGCCGGCATCGCGCTGGGCCTGATCTGCGCGGCTATTGCCGACTGGCAAGCCTGCAAGCAGTGGATTTTGGACAATCGGGGCAAGATTTACGCGACGGCCAAGGAGTCCGGCCGCCGCTATGAAGTCAGCGCTAGCTACAACCGGGCAAAGATCGCCAAACAGATGCGCGAATTGCTCAAACGAAATGGAATGACGGTGGCCTCATGCGCAAGAACCAAGGCGCTAAGCAAGGGGCGGGTGATCAGCGAGGACTTGGCCGAGCTGCTGGGGTACATCAACGACAGGCCGGATTGATTCCGGCCTGTTACGTTTTACAGCCGTGGGATCGGTACGGCCTGGACGTGCTGGAAGGCCGCATCAAGGTCGGCCGCTATGTCCGGCTGGCGGTGGAACGACATTTCCGCGACCTGCAGCAGCAGGAAGCACACGGCCTGGTCTGGCGGCCAGAAATGGCCGCACATGCGCTGGGCTTTTTCCCGCGCTACTGCCGCCATTTCGAAGGCGAGTGGTCGGGCCAGCCGGTGGAGCTCGCGCCGTGGCAGGCGTTCTGGATCGCAGTCGAGTTTGGCTGGTACAACCGCGACGGCCGGCGCCGCTTCCGGACCTTTTACGAAGAGGTCGCGCGCAAAAACGGCAAGTCCACCAAGTTGGCCGGCCTGGGCCTGTATCTGTTCGCCGCCGACAAGGAAGCCGGCGCGCAGGTCTACACGGCGGCGACCAAGCTGGAACAGGCCAAAATCACGCACGCGGCGGCGGAAATGATGGTCGCCAAGTCGCCCGCCCTGCGCCAGCTAGTGCAGAACCACAAGAACAAGCTGTGGATACCTGGTACGGCGAACAAGTTCGTGCCGCTGGGCGCAGATGCCAAAACCCTGGACGGCTTGAACGTCCACGGCGCGATTATCGACGAATTGCACGCCCATCCCTCCCGCGACCTATGGGACGTGATCGATACCGGGCGCGGCGCGCGGCGCCGCAGCGTGATGCACGCGATTACCACGGCCGGTTTCAACCAAGAGGGCAGCATCTGCCTGGAACAGCGCAATTACCTGATCCGGATTCTGGAAAATCAGGGCAAAGACCCGGCACTGGAGGACGACAGTTTCGGCGGCGTGATCTACACCTTGGACCCCGACGACGATTGGTTTGACGAGTCGGTATGGTGCAAGGCCAATCCAAATCTTGGCGTGTCGGTATTTCTGGAAGAGTTGCGCACGCAGGCGCAAAAAGCGCGCTTGGTGCCGACCGCGCTGTTCAACTTCCTGACCAAGCGGCTGAACATCTGGACGCAAGCGGTCGATAGCTGGATTGCCCTGGACGAGTGGGACAAGGGAACGGCCGCGGTCGATCCCGAAGCGCTGCGGCATCGGCGCTGCTATGGCGGTCTGGACTTGGCCAGCAAGACAGACATTGCCGCCTGGGTGCTGCTGTTCCCGCCCGATAAGCCGGGCGAGCCCTGGCAGGTTCTACCGCGCTTTTTTGTGCCAGCGGACAACATGCTGGCGCGCGACCAGAAGGACCGAGTGGCCTATTCAACCTGGGCGCGGCAAGGCCATATCACGGCCACGGCGGGGACGCGGATTGATCAGGAAGTGATTCGTGCCCAGATCCTGGCCGATGCCCGGCAGTTCGATCTGCAGGCCATCGGCTTTGACGAATGGAATGCCGGCAAGCTGGCCAGCGAACTGACGGAAGACGGGCTGCAGCTGGTGGCGCTAAGCCAGAATTTCCAGAACCTTTCTGAGCCGACGAAAGAGCTTGAAGCCTTGATCAAGTCGCAGTCGCTGGCCCATGGCGGGCATCCGGTATTGCGCTGGATGGCGGGCAATGTGGTGGTGCTGCGCGACTCCAACGACAACTATCGCCCCAACAAGGGCAAGTCGCGGGAGAAGATCGACGGCATTGTGGCGTTGATCATGGCGTTGAATCGGGCGATGTATCACCCCATGGCGGAATCGTTTGTTTCCGCCTACGAAGACGAGGTGTGTTTGTGAGTAGGTTGGACTATTTGACGCTACTGGTCGGCCTGGCCGGCGCGGCGGCGGTGACGGCCGGCATGTCGCTGTTGCACGCGGCGGCCGGTTGGATGGTGGGCGGTGGTTTCGCGCTGGCCTGGTCGTGGATGACGGCGCGCAGCGCGGGAAGGGGGAGCTGATGTTTATGTCGCAGCAATTTGGCCAGTCTGCGGCATCGCCCGATCCGGGCTGGTTGTCCAGCCTGCTGGGCGGCGGCGCCCGGAGCGCGGCCGGGATGGCGGTATCGCCGGACAAGGCGCTTTCGATAACCACGTATCAGGCATGCATTACCACGCTGGCCGAGTCGCTGGCGCAGCTGCCGTGCGAACTGTATCGCCGCAACGGCGACCAGCGCGAGCGGGTGACGGATCATCCTGTTGCCCAGCTTCTGCGCCAGCCCAACGGCTGGCAAACGCCGTTCGAGTATACCGAAGGCGCGCAGATCGCTGCCGCGCATGATGGCAACGCCTATTCCTACATCGAGCGCGACGAGGCCGGGCGGCCGGTGGCGCTGTTGCCGATGGAAGCCGGCAAGGTGGCGGTGCTGCGCGGTGCGGATTTGATGCCGTATTACCGCTTTGACGGCCAAGAGCCGATGCCGGCGCATCAGGTCCATCATGTGCGGTGGTTTACGCGCAATGGCTATACCGGCATCAGCCCGGTGCAGCTGCATTGCGATAGCCTGGGCCTGGCGCTGGCGACGCATGGCCACGCCAGCGCGGTTTTTGCGAATGGGACGCACCTGGCCGGCGTATTGGAGCGGCCGGCGGTGATCGGCGGCCAGGATGTGAAGCCGCTGAGTGCGGAACGGGTGCTGCAGATCAAGGCGGCGTGGAAGAGGGAGTACGCAGGCCGGGACAACGCGATGAAAGTCGCGTTGCTGCAGGAGGGCATCACATTCAAACCGCTTTCGATGACGAATGCAGATGCCCAACTGATCGATGCGCGTAAGTTGTCTGCCCTGGAGGTGGCGCAGATATTCAAAATGCCGCCGCACAAAGTCGGTCTCTTGGACCGGGCGACAAATAACAACATCGAGCATCAGGGCATCGAGTATGTGATCTATTGCCTGATGCCCTGGATCAAACGCCACGAACAGGCCCGCATGCGTGACTTGCTGCTTCCGTCCGAACGCGGCGAGCTGTACATCGAATTCAATGTGTCCGGCCTGCTGCGCGGCGACACGCAGAGCCGCTATGCCGCGTATGCGATTGGGCGGCAATGGGGCTGGCTGTCTGCCAATGACATCCGGCGCTTGGAAAATCTGCCGCCTATCCCCGGCGGGGACGCCTATATGCAGCCGCTCAATATGGTGGACACGCGTGGCGCATCGCTGCAGAGCAAGGCTGATGTCAAAACCCTGGCAGAGATCGAAGGCATTCTGCAGCGTTAACTATCCGTTTTAAGCCAATACCTCCAAGGCGTTTTAACTACTTGGTGTATGTATTTCGGGTGTAAGTCAATAAGAGGCCGGTTTGTTGTTATTGTCCGGCCTTTTGTATTATTTTTTGAATTTCATTGACTCTTCAATTGTTTTTTCTGCGCGTATAACTTTGGGGGCGTCTTTTATTATGGTAAACGCTGAAAAGAAGAATATGAAAACTATGAATGTGAACATGACTATGAGAGAAAGGGGAGCCCCCTTCAATAGGGCGGACGAATTTTCAACTAAGAAAAAGGCTAGGAAGGCGAAAAATGCGTACCCAATGAATCTATAAAATCGGGCTAATTTTCTTTTTCTGGAGGTCTCGTATCCCTTTTTAAATACATACTGCCCAATATTGCTGTCAAATTTGACGAAATCAGATGTGTCCTTTAGCAGTTTTGCAAAAACAGTCGGATTTTTAAGTTTTAAAATATGCTCAATTTCTTCAAATGGTATAGGGCGACCAAAGAAAAATTCGAAAGCTAGTTCTGTCGATATCGGATGTCTTTTCTCAATGTCGAATGCTAAGTATGAATTTATAAAGTCTAATCGAATAATTCTTTTGTCTTTTCGGAAAGTAATGTTGGATGATTTATAACGACTGTTTAGCCACGGCACCATGATCATGCCGATGATAGGAATAACAAGCTTGTTTGCAGCGCTGCTCCAGAAGTCGAAGTCCATTTTAATGTCATGAGAAAAATGACGATGCTATACCGCTTTTAGGGGGCGTGTAAATATTGACGAGCAAGGAAAGTTGGTTCAAGCGGCTTAAACAAGAAATCTGGAAGGTAAGGGACTGACATGAAATTCAAAGACCAAGCGTGGGCTACTGCCATCACCGACTGCCAAGTTGGCTATTTGTTGGCCATTCTGGCGGTAAAGGCTAGCCAGTGAGGGGGCAATTCCTGCTGTCGCAGCTGTTCAATCAGCCGCACATGGTATTGCCGGACGTGCTGCATGAAGCAGTGGCCTGGGCCGGAGAGCGGGCAGGCGTCGAGTTGCGCCAGCTGGGCGTCCACGTCGCCGCCGCGCTGCAGCCTGCAGCCTGGCGCGAGGATGGCGACCGGGCGTCGATGGCCAGCCTGGCGGAACAGCGGATGCAGTCCGCGCAGCAAACGGGCCTGCTGGTGATCCCGGTGCAAGGGCTGTTGGTGGCACGCGAAGCGAACGTCAATCTGTGTGCCACGCAAACCAGCTATGAAGGCATCCGCAGCCAGATACAAGCGGGCCTGAACGATCCGCGTGTTAGCGCCATGGTGCTGGAGCTGGACAGCCCCGGCGGCGCTGTCGTCGGCTGTTTCGAGCTGGTGGCCGACATCGAGGCGGCCAAGGCGGTCAAGCCGATTCACGCCCTGGTGCATTTCAACGCGTTTTCCGCCGCCTATGCCATCGCCTGCGCCTGCAGCGATATCACGCTGTCCGAATCGTCGGGGGTGGGGTCTGTCGGGGTGATCATGAAACATGCCGACTTCAGCCAGCAGCTGGCCAGTTCCGGCGTAGCTGTCACCACGTTTTACCGGGGCGCGCGCAAAAACGACATGGCCAGCGATGCGCCGTTGTCGGACGACGCCCGCGCGGCGGTCGAAAAACGCATGGACGCCTATTACGACAAGTTCGCCGGGGTGGTGGCAAACAACCGCGGTCTTTCCGTCGCGGCCGTCAAGGCAACCGATGCCGGGCTGTTCTTCGGTGCTGAGGCCGTGCTTGTCGGCCTGGCCGACCGGGTGGAAAGCCAGCAACTGGCAATCAACCGGATGGCCGCCGAGGTGGCCGCGAGTCGGTCGCCGCCGCTTGTGTCTTCCCGGCGCGCGACCGCCGCCGCGATGGCGATGGCCGCCCAGTTGTAACCCAACGCAAACCCAACATACCGCGCCTTCGGGCGCGTTTTTCATTTCAGCCGCTTCCAGCGGCTTTTTTTACGTCTGGAGTCTGGATGTCCGTAGTGCTTGAGTTGAAAAAACGCCGTGCAGAACTGTCCGCCGCTGTGAACCAACTGGCCGCCCTGGAGGCGGCCGGCGCCGCGCTGAATGCCGAACAGGTGGCCAGCATCGACGCGATGCAAAAAGAGTTTGACGACATCGGGGCCAAGATCGCCCGCGCCGAAGCCGCTGAGCGCATGACGGCCGCCACGGCGCAGCCGGTGGACAACCCGCAAGGCCCGCGCGCGGGCGCCACTCCGATCCATGCGACGCCGGCCGCGCCGACCGTGAAGGGCGGCGGAATGGCCCGCATGGCGGCCGCGCTGATCGAGGCGCAGGGGAATTACCGGGAGGCCGCCAATATCGCGGATGAGCGCGGCTATGGCCAGGAGGTGGCGGCGGCGCTCAATACCGGCTCGCCGTCCGCTGGCGGCGTGCTGGTGCCGACCAATATGGCGCGCGAAGTGATCGAACTGCTGCGCCCTAAAACCGTGGTGCGCAAGCTGGGCGCGCGCTCGCTGCCGCTGAACAAGGGCAATCTGACGATTCCGCGTCTGCGAGGCGGGGCGACGGTCGGCTATATCGGCTCTGACAGCGACGCACCCGTAACCGGCGCCAAGTTCGATGACCTGAAGCTGTCGAGCAAAAAGATGTCGGCCCTGGTGCCGATCAGCAATGACTTGCTGAGCAATGCCGGCATCAGCCCGAACGTCGATCAGCTGATTGTCGATGACCTGACATCGTCGGTGGGCGCGCGCGAGGACAAGGCGTTTCTGCGCGATGACGGCAGCGGCAACCTGCCCAAGGGCCTGCGTCATTGGGCGCTGGCCAATAGCGTGTTTACCGCGCCGGACCTGAGCGCCATCGATGCGACCGCGCTGCAGGTGCTGGAAAACTTCCTGAACACGCTGATTCTGTCGCTGGAAGGCGCGGACGCCAATATGGTGTCGCCGGGCTGGGTGATGTCTCCGAGGACGTTCCGTTTCCTGGAGGGCCTGAAGGACATGAAGGGCAGCAAGGTCTATCCGGAGTTGGCCAATAGAACGCTGAAGGGCTACCCGGTCGGCGTGACGACGCAAATCCCGAACAACCTGGGCAAGGATGGCGACGAGTCGGAACTGTATTTCGCCGATTTCGGGGATTGCTTCATCGGTGAAGACCAGTCCCTGGTAATCGATTTTTCCAAGGAAGCCACTTACAAGGATACCGACGGCCAGATGGTAAGCGCCTTCCAGCGCGACCAGACGCTTATCCGGGTGATCGCCAAGCATGATTTTGGCCCGCGTCACCAAGAGTCGATTGCGGTCGGCGTCGGCATCAAGTGGGGCAAGTAAGCACGGTTCAAGGCTCGCTACGGCGGGCCTTTTTGCATTTGAAGGGTACAGCATGATTGCAGTGAGGTTTACCGCGCCATACGGCATTTATACGCCGGGCGATGTGGCTGGATTTGAGGGACAGGCCCGCGTCGATGAACTGATTGCGCGTGGCGTGGCCGCCTTGGAGGGCGAAGACGACGAGGGCGAGCCGGCGCCGGTAGAAACCAAGCCGGCGGCCAAGAGCAAGGCCAAGGCGCAGCCAGGCGGCGAGTAATGGCGGCCGAGGTGATCCGGCGTAGCCCGGCGGCGGTGCTGACGCTGGACGAAGTGCGGGAGCAGTGCCGGATTGATGCTGATTTGACCGACGACGACACGCTGCTGCAGATGATCGAACGTGCGGCCGTGGCCAGCGCCGAGGCGCGAATCGGCGGGCCGCTGCTGCTGGCCGAATGCCGCGAGACGTTGGACGCCTGGCCGGGCCTGCCTTGGTTGTATCTGGACATCGCGGGCGGGCGCGAGGTGGTCGCCATCGAGGCGCTGCAGCAAGGAGAGCGCCAGCCGCTGCCGCTGGACGCCTTCCACATCGAGCGCGGCGAGCGGCGTTTGTGCATCAAACCGCTGACAGGCTGGCCAGCGGTGGACCCGGTGCCGGGGGCGATTGCCATCGTTTACCGCGCCGGCTTTGCCGAGGCCGGGCCGGACGTGCCCGAGGATGTGCGGCAGTGGCTGCGCTTTCGCGTGGCGACTCTGTACGCCTACCGCGAGGAAGTCAGCGCCGGCAGCGTGGTGGCGTTGCCTGACAGCCTGGTGGACAGCCTGATTGCCCATTACCGGCCGATGGAAAGCCCGCTATGAACGCCAGCATGCTGAACAGCCGCATCCGGCTCAGCCAGCCCATCAAGTCGCGCCAGCCGTCCGGCGCGGTGCGGGATAGCTGGAGCGAGCCGAAGCCGGTGCACGCCAAAGTGGACTACCTGGGCGCGCGGACCTATACGGCCGCGCTCGCCGAGCAAACCGGCTGCAGCGTGCGCGCCACCATCCGGCGCCGGCTGGTGGCGCAGGGGTGGCGGGCGTGGGTGGACGGTCTGCCGCTGAAGGTCAAAACCATCGAGCCGCACAAAGACCGGGGCTATCTGGTGCTGATGCTGAGGACGGACGATGGCAACGGTTGAGGTTCACGGCCTGGAACGGGTGATGCGCCATCTGGACGCGGTGCCGCGCAATCTGCAGCGCAAGATTTTACGGCGCGGGCTGCGCAAGGGGGCCGCCCTGGTGCGCGACGAGGCCCGCCGCCGGGTGCGGCGTCGATCCGGTGTGTTGGCCAAGTCCATCACGGTCGCCAGTTCGCGCGGCAACGGCCAGCGCGGCGTGGTCGCCTACAAAGTCGGCTTGCGGTCGCGCGCCTGGTACGGCCGCTATCTGGAATACGGCCACGTCAAACGGGGGAGGGGGCAAAAGATCGCAGGCGGAGAAAGAAGACGCGCCGCAACGCGGGAAGTCCTGAAAGGGGCGGGGCAATTTGTCCCGCCCTATCCATTCATGCGGCCCGCCGCCGACAAGTTGCCGCGCGCCCTGGACGCGGTGGCGGACGAAGTGCGCGGTGCGCTGATCAACGGGGAGTTGTCGAGTTGATAGGGGCGGTGTTGGTGGAACTGCTGGCCGCGCCGGAAGTGGCCGCCCTGGTCGGGGATCGAGTGTTCCCGGTACATCTGCCGGACGAGCCGGTTTTGCCGGCGATTGCCTATCAGGTGCTGGACGAGAAGCGGCAGCAGATCGCGCGCCGGCCATCCGGCCGCGTGCGCAGCCTGGTGCAATTGTCCATCGTCGCGCCGGACTATGACGCCGTCTATGCGGTGGCCTGGGTGATCCGGCGGCGCCTGGAGCGCTGGCGGGGCCGGACCGGCGGGGTGCTGGTTTACGACACATTGGAAGAGTCGTCGCAAGACGTTGGGGACGGCGCGCCGCATATGGTGGCCATGACCTGGCGTATTCATTGGAAAGAACAATGAGCAAGATTGAAGCCCTGATGCGGGCAATGGAAGAGGCATTGAAGGGGGCGACGCCGGCAGCGGATCGCGTCAGCCGTGATGTCGAGAAGGGTTACAGCTTTGGCGAGTTTCCGGCCATCGTGCTGCATCAGTTGCGCGACGTGCCGCTGTCCGGCAGTCCGGTCGGTTACGAGTACCGGCAATTGTCGGTCGAGTTGGAAATTCAGGCCGATGGTGATGAACCGCATGCGGCCTGCGATGGTGTGCTGACGGCGGCGCATCTGGCTTTGCATGACTCCCTGTACAGTCTGCAAGACCTGCAGCAAGGGATGATCGATTGGGACTATGACGAAGAAAACCCCGCCCTGGGCGTGTGCCGTGTGCAGTACCTGCTGACGTACCGGCGCCGGGAAGGGGAGATGTGAATTTCCAATGAACACTGATTGGAAATTGAGAATGTTCTGGCTCGCTTCGGCGGGCTTTTTTGCGTTTTGGGGGATCTGATTTATGCCGCTGAACAGTAAGCGGGTGGCCATTGTCGCCAAGGCGGAAAGCCAAGAGGGCATCGATGCGGTGCCGACAGGCGACGCAAACGCGATCCTGGTCGCCAACCCGAAAATCACGCCATTCGAGAGCGACAAGGCGGAACGCGATGTGGTCCGACCCTACTTCGGCAATGCCGAATCCGTTGTGACCGGGGTACGGATGAAGGCGGAATTCGAGGTCGAGCTGGCCGGATCGGGGACGCGCGGCACGGCCCCGGCCTGGGGCGTGTTGTTGAAGGGCTGCGGTTTTGTCGAGGCCATCGACAAGGATGCGGTGAGCTATGCGCCAGTTTCCACCGGCCATGAGTCGCTGACCATTTACTACAACCTTGACGGTGTTCAGCACAAGCTGACGGGCGCGCGCGGCACGGTGTCCTTCGATCTGCAGAACAAGGCGCTGCCGCGCATGAAATTCGTGTTTACCGGCGTCCATGGCGGTATTGCCGATGAGGCGGCGCCGGCCCTGAGGCTGACGCCGTTTCAGACGCCCATGCCGTTCGACGCCGCCAATGTCGCCAGCCTGCAGGTATTCGGCTTCAGCCCGGCCGTCCAAAGCCTGTCGATTGATATCGCCAACGAGGTCAAGCATAGGAGTTTGCCCGGTGGTGCGGAACGGGTGCTGATTACCGGCCGCAAGCCGACGGCTTCACTGCAAATCGAATCTACCCGCATTGCTGAACGCGATTGGTTCGGCCTGGCGCGGCGTGTGGCGAATAGCCCGTTGTCGCTGGTTCATGGCAGGGCGCGCGGCAACATCATCCAGATCGACGCAACCGTCAGCATCGGCAATGCCGACTACGGCGACAGCGACAACATCAGCATGACCACGTTGCAACTGTCGCTGCTGCCAACCAATGGCGACGACGAATTCAAGCTGACCGTCCGGTAAGGAATCCCATGCAGTTCATGATCAAAAACGACGGCCTGGCGCGGGTGCCGGCCGAAATCCATGCGCGCGCCGAGTCTGGCGAACATGTAATCACCATCCAGCTGACGGGCCGGCTGTTGTCGCAACCGGCCTGGGACGAGCTGTTCCAGCGCCATGCCGCTGCAGATGAGGCCGCTGACCTGTCGGCCATCTATCGCCAGAATGCGCGGCTGTATTTCGAAGTCTTCACGGCCTGGGACGGGGTGCAGGATCAGCACAAACAGCCGGTCCCGCTGTCGTTGGAGACGTTGGAAGCCGCGCTGTTGTCCATCGATGGGCCGGCGGTGAATGCCGCGCTGCAGCGCGCCGTCCACGAGCTGCGATTCGGCGGCGCCGTCCGAAAAAACTGATTGAGGCGGTGCGCTGGCAGTTTGGGGAGCGCGCCGCCACGCGGTCGGAAAACCGCCGCGCGCTGCTGGATGCCGGCGTGCCGGCGGATCAGGTGGATGCGTTGCTGCCAGCCGAGCAGGCGCCGGAGGCGTTCGAGCTGCTGGCTGAAGGCTTGCCGGCGTGGCGGGTGTGGAACGCGATGCAAACGCAATGGCGGGTCGGCCCGGCCGGTGCCTACGGGCTGGACTATGCCGTGCTGCCGGTGGTCGAGGCTCGCTATGGGGTGACGCTGGATAGCGGGCTGTTTGACGCGCTGCAGGCGATGGAACGGGAGGCGCTACGCCTGATGTCGGAGAAAGGGAAGTAATGGCGGCGCAAAACGTTGGCTCGCTAGTCATCAATCTGGAAGCGCGCGTCGTCCAGCTGCAGAACGACATGGCGGCGGGCAAGAAGGCGGTGGAGGATGCCGCCACCAACATCGAGCGCGATAGCAAGCGGGCGGGCAAGGCCCTCGAAAACATGGCGGCCAGCGCGGCGATGCTTTCGCAAGGTGGGCTGTTTGCGGCTGCGGCCCTTTCGCTGCAGGCGATGAAAGACAGCGTGATTGCCGTTGGACTGGCGCTGAACGGCGCGCAGATCGCCAGCGAGCGGCTGCAGAAATCGTTGTTCTACGCCAACGGCGGCGACTTGCGGGCGATTGCGTCGGATATCGCCTGGCTGCGTCAGCTGTCGGCCCAGCTGGGGGCGGATTTTGGCCAGGCGTCCGCGTCGTATGCGCAGTTTGCTGGCGCGGTGAAAGGCACGCCGCTGGCGCCGTATGCGCGCCAGGTGTTCGACTCGCTGGCCACGGCCGCCAGCGCTTTCGGCTTGTCGGCGGAAACGGCGCAGGGGGCGATGTTGGCCCTGGTGCAGATGTCCGGCAAGGGCGTGGTATCGGCGGAGGAGTTCAGGGGCCAGCTGGCCGAGCATTTGCCGGTGGCAACGCAGGCGGCGGCGCGTGCGCTTGGCGTCACAACGGGCGAATTCAGCAAGATGCTGGAAAGCGGCCAGTTGCTGGCCGCTGACTTCCTGCCCAAGTTCGCGGCCGAGCTGAAGAAGATGAGCGCGGACGCGGCGGCCTTCGGTGGCGAGACCCAGCGGGCGACCGCCAATTTCGTCACTTCATGGGAGGCGATGAAAACCGAGGTTGCGGAGTCTGGCACGGCCAGCTTCATCGCCGGCCAGCTGGCGATTTTGACGGACGCGTTCGACGACGTGTCCGAATCGATGCGCCAGGCCCGGAAAGAGGGGGCCGGGTTCAGGGGGCAAGCGATGGCGGCCGGCGGCGCCGCGCTGCGCTTCTTGAATCCGGTCAACGCGCTGCACTACGACGCGCAGAGCGACAACGCGCGGGCGGCCCAGCTGAAGGCGCGTATCAAGGACGGCGAGGCCAATCTGTATGAGTGGTCGTTTTCGCAGACGCTGGAGCAGAAGCGGGCGGGCCTGGTGGCGATGCGTTCGGAGTTGGCCGAGCTGGAGAAGCGGGCGGCGGCGGTATCGAAGGATGCCGGTGCCACGCAAAAGGCCAGGGAAGCGGCTGACGCGGCGCGCAAGGATGCCGAGGCCCGCGCGAAGAAGTACGCCGACGACGATAGCCGGCTGAGTGACCGCGGGCAATACGACAAGCGCGTCAAGAAAGAGGAGGAAGCGTTCAAGGCGGCTGTGGCCGGGCTGGAGAAAGGCAGCAAGGCGTATCTAGCCGCCGAGCAGGCGCACCAGACGGCCGTCAGCAAGCTGCGTGACGATTTCGACAAAAAGCAGGCCGCCGAGCGCAAACGGGCTGGCGCGCAGGGCCGGCGCGAGGATGCCGCAATCGATGCGATGCAACGCGAAATCATGGGCGTTGAAAAGCTGTCTGCCGTCGAGAAGGCGCGCTTCGAAATTGCGGAAGGCAAGTATGCCGGCTGGAGTGTCGCCAGCCAGCAAAGGCTGTTGGCACTGGCGGCCGAACTGGACGCGACTCGCCAGCTGCGCGCGGAAAACAAGCGCTTCCTGGACGAACTGAACCGCGATGTCGAGCGCTACGAGGCTCAGCAGCGCGACACGGCACAGCGGCTGCGCGGCGGCGAGTACGACAACGCCGCCGAGCGCCTGCAGCGCGAGCATGGTCAACGCAAGGTCGATATCGAATACAACGGCAATCTTTCCGATGAGGAAAAGGGCCGATTTGGCGCGGCCGAGGATCGGCGGCACGAGCGGGCAACCGAAGCGCTTCGCAGCAGCGAACGGCAAGGTATCGGCTTGCAGTCCGAGGAGCAGCAGCTACGCGACCAGTATGACCGTCGCCATCAGTTGATCATGGAGGCGACGACGCTGACAGAGACCGAGCGCGCAGACTACATCCGCCGCAATCAGGAACAGCTGAATGCGGATTTGCTGAACCTTGAGCGCAACCGGGCATCCGCGATGCTGTCGAGTTCCAGCCAGCTGTTTGATGGGCTGGCGGGCCTGGCGGCGAACTTCAAAGGCAAGCAATCCGGCGTATACCGCGCCATGTTCGCCATGAGCAAGGCATTTGCGGTTGCGGACGCCATCATAAAAATCCAACAAGCCGTTGCCACTGCCGCAGCGTCGGCACCGTGGCCGGCGAACATGGGTGCGATGGCGTCGGTGGCATCCGCGACTGCTGGCCTGGTGTCCACGATCAGCAGCACGCAGCTGTCCGGCATGGCACACGACGGTATCGACAATGTTCCGCGTGAAGGAACGTGGCTGCTGGATCGCGGTGAGCGGGTGATTGACCGCAGGACGAACAGCGACCTGAAAGACTTTCTGTCGCGGGTCAACGGAATGGGCGCCACGCCTGCCGCGCCGGCCCAGCCGGTGCGGGTGGTCGTCAACAACCTAGCGCCGGGCGCGACAGCCCGGACGGAGGAACGGCAGGGCGCAGACGGCGGCCGGGAAATCCTGGTGCTGGTCGAGCGCGTGATAGACAACAAGCTGGCTGCCGCTATGCGTCCGGATGGGCCGATTTACGATTTTGTCAGGGGGTAATGTGGCGGAGGTTTTTAGCTGGACGCCGTTGTTTGGCGGTGCGTCGTCAATCCGGGCGCGAGTGAGAGAAGCCCGGTTTGGCGATGGCTATGGCCAGCGGGTGCCTGACGGCATCAACAGCATGCCGCGCGTGCGCAAGCTGTCTTTTGCGGCTGGCCAGGTCGAGGCCGACGCTATCGAAGCGTTTCTAGTGCGGCATGGTGGCGCGCGGTGGTTCTGGTTCACCTATCCGGGGGCGGCGCGCTGCAAGATGCGCTGCGCCGAATGGGATCGTTCCTATCTGGCGGCGGGGGAAGAGGTGATCAGTGCCAGCTTTGAACAAGTATTCGATCCGGGGGAATAAATGGGTGTAATACACGCGGAAAAGCAAAAGCTAGTTCCGGACGCAATTGTGCAGTTGTTCGAGCTGCGGCCGCCGCCTGGCGTGTCGGTGCCGGCGATGCGGTTCACGGCCAGCGGCAACGGTCAGGCAGTGACATTTCAAGGGTTGGCCTATGAGCCGTGGGCCATCGATGCGCGTGGCTTCGAAAGCAGCCAGAAAGGCGCTCCACGCCCGAAGCTGTCTATCGGCAATGTCGCCACGCTGCCGGATGGGCGGGAGGTGAGGGGGATTTTTACAGCGCTGGTGATGCAGCACCAGGGCCTTGTCGGCTGGCGGCTGATTCGGCGGGTGACGCACGCCAAGTTTTGCGCGGGTGGCGAACTAGCCGACTTCCCGGAAATGTACCCGGAGGAAACCTGGCTGATTAATCGCCGCGAGGCCGACAACGGCGATGCCATCACGTTCGAATTGCGCAGCCGGCTGGACCTGGCCGGCAAGCGCGCGCCCGGCGTGTTGGTGACGCGTTATTGCCCGGCGCATGTGGTGTATCGGGGGGCGCATTGCGGCTATCAGGGTGTGGCGATGTTCGACGCGCGGGAACAGCCGGTGACGGACCTGCGTTTAGACAAGTGCGGTAAACGGTTGGCCAGCTGCCGCATTCGGAATAATTTGGCGAACTATGGCGGGTGCCCGGGAATGAGGCGCTATACCTAATGTTTCCGTTTTAAACGATTTTTTGAAATTTTATATTGAGCGAAGGGATTGTTAATCGATTTAAATGGCAAGTTCGAGTTGTATAGTTGCAGTGCAAAATGATATTGAATTATTATGACAATGGATTTTCTGTTTTGAATAATAATTTATGCATGGAGAACTGTGATGGCAATGAGAATAGGTATTCCGTTAAGTGCTTTAGGGAGAATGCCAATTGAAGATGGGTCTCAGAAACAAGCCCCTGCGCAGCCTACAAATCAGAATGTTGCTTCCCAACTGCAAACTATTGCAGCCAAAGCAAATGTGGCTATTACGCCATCGACAATTGTCACTCTAAGTGGGCAAAAAGTTGCTGAGCAGCATACTTATGCAGAGCCAAAAGCGACCGCATCTCCTAATTCCGCACCATCGCAAGTATTCGGATGTGTTGGTGGTGGTGCATATGGTATTGTGGCCGGTGTGTGCAATGATGGATCAGGAAATAAAATTGTATATGCTGGCGTTGGCACGCCAGGGGCTGGAGGCATGGCCGGTACTGTTGTGAATGGGACAGCTGCAGACCACCTAGCTGGTTTCTCTGGCACGGCAATTGCACCAAATGGAACCGGTATAGGCTATGCGCCTGGAACACCTGGAACGGTATCGACAGTGGTCGGAACGCCTGGTGCAAGTGTGACATATGGCGTGCCGCTAGGCTCCAGTAGTGAGTCCGGTAAGCCATATGAGTTTAGTACCGAGCCTAAGGTTACGACGAATCCAAACGAATGTACCAAGTCTGAATATGAAGGGCCATTCGGTATTGGGTCTGGTAATGTATTCGGTAGTGACGCTGGTAGTACGATCGATACAGGTGGTGGATTTAGTGAAGGTGGCGGCGGCGGCGGTGGTAAATGGCACGTAGAGCTTGATGAACTGATGGCTTAGCATTAGATTTTAATTAGATAGCCTTACACACTCTAGTGTGTAAGGCGTACTGTAAGGTGAGTTAGGTATGTGGGTGCAAAAGGTTATTCCAGCTTTATTTATGATTCCATTTTTTTACTATATGTATTGGGAGATGTCACGTCGTGACAAGATCGCGCGCGATATGGCAAAGAAATGGTTGGAGACTAATCATCCTGGTTGTGTGATTAAGTCTATGAAATCTTCTAAAGCACATATGCCAATTGTGGTTGTGCTAAGCGTTTATACGCCAAAGGATGAAGATTTTGAAATCAAGCTGAGAGTGGGAACAGTTTTCGGGGGAGTGTTTTCTGATAAGATTGAGGTTGTGTATGTTAGAAGAGTTATGTTGGAGGTGTGAATTTTAAGGGGCTTATTCTATGTTGTCCATTGTGCATTATTGATCAACTGGCTAAGTGTATCTGTGTGGATTGGGATTTAAATTCCTGGGCAGCGGGCTAGATCGCGTGCAGCTAGAAACAAGGTGGCGTTTTCTTTGGCGGTTGTATTGTAGTGTGTAACTGCTTTGAGTGTTGCTTCGGCATTTTCTTCATTGGCAATCAAGCTATATTCTGGAGATATTGGCATTATGTTATAGGGGCCAAATGAGTTTGGTAGAACAAATTCACCTTGTGAAGCATGTATTATTCCCCAGCGCTTATCAGTCATTTCATCTTCAAAACGCTCTAGGTCGAGTTGCATTTGAGGGCCTGCTAGCATCCGTCCTGGAATCTCTCCATTTTGATTGAGTGTTATGATTCTGTAATGCTCCCCCTGGTCCATTGTTTCATTCGATACTGAGCGCTCCGGATCTCCTATGAACCTATCTGGTATGGGGTTCGCCGCACGATGTTGACGAATTCGCCATAGGCTGTACATGCTGGATATTATGGAGTGCTGCAAAGGCTCTAATGTTTTGACTTTTGCTGTCAAAATGTTGGTAGCGATTATGCCAAATTGCCTTTCAATACGTGCATATTTTTCTCCTTGCTCAGAGTATTGGTCCCATACTCGGTGTGCGATAAAATGGTCTGCATTCAGTCCCAGATACCCCACGGTCCCATTTTTTACGTTTAACACCTGAATCTTCCCATTGCTCATAAAGTGACGTAGCACGGATTTAGGGCAGATGTGCTGTTTGGTGGTAATTTGTTTGCGAGGAGTATTTGAGGGTTGCATAGAAATGTCCCTATGGGTGGCTGAGTAATCCGGGGCGGCCTGCATGAATCGTGCGGGTGCCCCGGAGTGCGGTGCTTCAACTAGAAGGCTTTTCTTTAGGTGCTAATTTTTTTGTGCCGGATGATTTTTGCAAAAGCAATCTAGCGTTATGTCTGCTTGGGAATCTTTTTTAAGGTCGCAAGATTCATCTTTTGATGCAGGTGTTTTTGAGTAGCTAAATCGTAGATCTACTCGTCTATTTGATGCATTGCACTCAATGGCTAGACTTTTATCTTTTATCGATGAGCAGTCTTTAAGTGGAGAGCGTGCTCCCATGGTTTTTATTTCAATATAGGGATTTCCTATTTCATTGTGTAGATTATCATCGCATAGCATTGATAAGGCATGGATGGCTCGCTTGCGGCCAAGGGCTTCATTGCTATTGTTTGTTACTGGCATTGGGTCGGCGTGTCCAATTGCTTGTATTTTAAAAAGTTGGTTTGATTTCTCTTTCCCAGCACTTATTTCTATGAAAGGCTTTATTTGCTTTGCAAGTTGGACTTGAACGGATGGCTCTTCATAGGGTTTGGTTTCGTTTGATGGGAATACAAGAGCATCACTAATTTCTGTACAGCGAACGTTTTGTGAGGCAATGAGGCGTGCTTCATCGCCTTTTAACTCTACCCTGGGATAGGTGTCGTAAGGTTTGGCATTTCGTTTTTCACTTCCGGATAGCGCGCTCGCCTTTTCTGTATTCTTTTGTTTTTCTTGATCTGAAAAGCCTAGTAATTGGACATAGCTGCGAGAACCAATGCCATGCCACCAGATTCTAAGATCGGTTACGACTGCAGAGCCATCTGGATTTTTACATACACTAAGAGGAATGTCTTGAATTTTGGCCGCATCTTCCAGTGTTTCAAGATTGGATTTTGAAACCCATAATGAGGCTCTTTCTTGGTATAGGCCAAGCGGTTTGACGACGGAATTGCTAAATACAATTGAACCTATTTCAGACCATTGAAGTATAGGCAATCCTAGCAATAGACCAATGCATACTGCAATGGCGGTGCGACCATTCGGGTGGATGCCGATCTGGCGGTTGATGACG